TGTTGCATCGTGTTCATTCTACGATAGAACTGGTCAAACTTGACCTTATCTTTATCGTCAACTATGAGCCGTAGTTTAAGAGTGTTTTCTACCAGCATTGGTGGATGTAGATTTAGATTTTAATTCTGCTTTTCTATTCCATATCTTCTGTGCTTCAATTGCTACTGTTTGTATCTTCTTTATCATGATCATCCAGTCGCAGACCGGAATCTCGTAAGCCTCAAATAGGAATTTGAGGGCATTTAAATCAAACCCGATTATCCCCCCAAATCCACCTGTGCGGACTTGGGAGGAAAAATCGAGAAAGATTTCCCATGCGAGTTCATTGTTTGGAGCCAAGAATGGCTTTGCACAAGACTCGCATGGGGTGTTTTTCTTTTTTCTGTTAAAGAACGAATGACAATCTTCGCACGACAGATTCTTGTCGTCTAGTTCCCATCGGGCGAAGTCTCTGAGTTTCCCAACTCGTCCTCAATATCTGGTTGGAAATTCTTAATATCCAGCACGAAATCCTGAAGGACTTGATCAAGGTCGTATGCTTCATCGAATAGCACCACCATAGCGTTATGGTCGTAGTCCAACGGATCATCGAGCTTGCTCTCGGGGATTTCTGAAATATCAATGTCAATCAGATTGGACAATGATCGGGCAGTTACACCCTTCCATCCAACGACAGTCTCACGAATGAAAGTGTCATTGAAGAAGTCATTGTTCATCTTTGGCTCACGTGCCCTTGTTCTCGGGTTGTAAGCGAATGACGTTGAGTTTTCCGTGATGCGCTTTAGCTTGCCTCGGGACAGGTAGTTCACTTGAAAGCTGATGCCTTGCTGGAACTCTACCCACGCAGACTTGCGCTCCTTTTTAGTTTTCAGTATTTCTAATGCTGTTGTCATATTGTGTTTTTCCTATATTGAGTTAAAAATCTTTAACGTTAAAGATTAGGATGCGGAGATAGCAGCGTCCTCATTGACGAGCAAAACCTGAATGTCGTCAGTGATACTGCCATTTCCTTGATAGAAAGCGGAGAAGTCGAAGGAAGCTGTGACAACTCCCTGACCCCCTACTTGAGGAGTACCGTTACCGGTAATTTTCACTTCTGGCATGAGCAACTGGAGCATACCATTGCGGTTAATGAAGCTCCACTTGAACTCAAGGGACTGTTCTTGAATGAACCAGTCAAATTCCTGCTCACTTTCGAAGAACACAGTCATGTTACCAGTGATGACGCGACGACCTTCTGGCAGACCCCTGCGGTAGCGGGAACCGATAGCAAAAGGAGTTTCGTCAAAGTTGTTGGTCATGTTGATGCTCGCAGCCTGAACATACGGGATAACTGTCGAGCTACTATATGTCGGAGACGCAGCAGAAGCCACCGCCTCAAGCACAACGTCATAACCAGCCAACGGTTCGTCATCGAACGTAACAGCGGAACCAATATTGGTGAAGGCTGAAGCAGCCGTAGGCTCGCCGCCCTGCTGGAACAGCATGCCCAACGTTACTCCCACGATACCTTCCTGCGGAATGTCGATGTTCAGCGTATTGACACGACCGCCCGAGAACGGGAAGAAGGAGTCTGTGCCGCCTCGTTCGATGAACTTTTCAAAGCTCAAGCCACCAGTCGGCATGTCGGCACTACCAGAAAGCCAGTGTGCTTTCCAGTTACCTTCAGCGGAGTTCTCGATACAGAGGAGTTCAGCAGTATCACTCGTATACTTGACACCTTCAACAGGATTACTCGGCTCGGTAGCCGCAGTTGTGCCTGCCACTGTGCAGATATAGAAGTGATTCGATGCGCCCTCAACAACGTCACCCACGATAACAGGAGTTGCCGACCATGTGGTAAGGTCTTTTAAGCCCGTCATGGAACCAAGGGCTTCCACTCCCGTATCATCGGTGGCAAGGAAGTGCATAATGGGTACGCCCAAGGCGCGTAATTGAAGTTCAGTGGTGATATCACCAGCGGCAGTAATGTTACCCCCGCGAATTGCTGGCATCTTCCTATCGGGACGCAGCATTTCAGAATTAATAGTGTTGATCGTCTGACCAAGAGTTTCTGAATTGAAGTACAGATATTGCGGAGCAGTTGCCCCAGTAACAAAAGTACCGTAAGCAGACTCTTCAGCAAACGCTATTTTAGTTTTAGTACCTACAGGTAAAGTCATTTTTCTATAAAATTAAGTGTTTACGTAAACTTTCATACATAAGTGTGCCTTAACGCCGATGGGCAATATAATTCACACGTATTCTGAACATGACAACTGCCACTCCTATATCTAAATAACCTTGGTCATAGACACTATCCACAATCTGCGCAGAGATTGCTTTACCTCCTAGTGTATAGTCGCCCATCAAGGCCGTTTCCATATCTATGATGAGATCCTGCACCGTCTTGTTCAACGTGTCAAGCTCATCCTGATTAACTAGTAAAGTTGCTCCTATATACCAGATAGACGATTTATACACCTGACTGGTCGGGGCGTATTCATATTCTTCCCCAAATAACTGAATTATTGCTCGGGGGAAATTCTTTATCTCATCGTCCCCCTGAAGGGACGGTTCCTCGTCCCGCACATTGGAAAGGACGTTCTTTGGATCAAAATTGGTATTGTACCCGTTGTCCCACGTAATTGACTTAATCATGCTGCTTAGAGCGGCTTCAATTTCGGTAAGTGTATGTATGATGGCCATTATCTAAATCTCCCCCATGCTCTAATTTGCTGATTCTCTCCTGCCGAACGCAGGGACGATCTTATAATCTCGGCAGCGTCATCCTTGACTTTGCCCCACCATCCTGTAGCTCCTGCGCCCTTAGGCACCTTAACTTTTCCTCTGGCAAAACCGACTCGCCATTTTCGAAGCCCTAAATCTCCTTCATCATCCTCATACATTGGGAAACGCATAGCTTTTCCCTTAGGCACAAAAATAGTTGTACGTGGAAAACCCGTATCTAATATTCTCAAACGAGAAGCTACTTCCACATTGCTGTTTTCATCTTTGTGTCGAATAGTCCAGCTTTGACCTTTTTGGGAAATCTCCTTTTTAGGATTTGTTCCCGTTTGTAAGCGCATTGTGGAAGATAAAGCGGTAGGATTATATAAACTAGAAGAACGGGCAAAGCCGCGTACCGCAGCAGACCCCTTAAAGATAAAATCTATGTTTGGGTTAAAAGAGGGATCAGACTCCCTTCTTGCTGGTATTCCTTTAGTAACATTACCTAATGGAATAGTACGTCCTGGCATATTAATAAAATTTTGCCAGTCTGTGCCTGATACTATTTCTGCTGTACCAGACTTCTTAGCCGTACCTACTACCCCTTTGGTATAGTATATGCGAAATCCCTTAGCTAAATGTTTGCGTCGGGCTGTATGATCATTAACTAGCTTGCCCCCTACTATTCTCGGCTTTAATTTTTCTGGTGGAGGCAAGGCTTCAAGCAAACGCCTTTCAATAGCTATAAGGCATCTTTCACCCGCAAGATGGGCATTGAACCATCCCATTTCAGAAAATGCCTTGAATCCGTATCCTACACGGTTCCACTTGGCAGGGTTAACTTTCTCTACATGAATCACGGTACAGGTGTTACATATTCTACCTCGACCTCATTGCTGTAGGCATAACGCTTTCTGCGGTCAACCGTGACAACAAGGAAATAATATTTTGTGTCAGGCTGCAAAGAGATGACCTTCAATGCAATATCATCCCTGTCTGTGGAAGTAAATATTGATTCAGCTCCATCATTAACGCCTTTTACGGCAGAAGCCTCATTATAGTTCCACGGCTCGTATATGCCTGAGTTCAAACTCTTGAAAACAATATACTCGTAAAATTCGGACACAACTGAGCGCGTCCAAGTAAGGATCGTATAATACGTGCCGGGGTTTTCGCCGTCTGCTACAGGGGTCGTCCCTTCAAGTATCGCAGCATCGGCAATAGGATCAATCGTATCAGTCGGTATGCCCGTAGTTTCTTCCCTGCGATACAACTGACTTTGGATCACGTCACTCTTGCCATACAAATCATCAAGGGCTCCGTCAGCAATCAGCTTGGCCCTTAAAGCATCATACCGCATCTGAAGTGCGGCAGCTAGTTTCAAATTCTTGTCTGTCGGGGTCTTGGCCTCATGACTGAAATGCTCGCCCGGACCTCGTACATCTGTCTCCGAAGCATACTGTGACGCTCGGGTATGACACACCTGAATCCATGCCAGCAGGATAACTAATTGCTCATGGCTTGCTGGCAGGGATTCGAAGCTCCCATTCAGGGAAGGGGCGTGTTCATATATTGCGTCTCGGAGGTAAGCATCAATCTCGTCATTACTAAGTTTTTCCTTAGTTTGTTGGTTTATTTTTGCCTGTTTTCGAAGCCTCTCACGTAGTACAGATATGTCAGCCATTATTCAATCCTCGAATGGGAGCCGAATCACTACTCATGCGAATTTACATGGTCGCCTTGTTCTTATCGACGAGAACTTCGGCAACAAAGCGTGGCACTTCATGCTTACCCTTGGTAAGTACGCTGACACGCTTTTCATGTCGAAAGTCATAATTGCCGATAACAGGTGCAGGGTCCATGTCTTCAAAAACAGTAATCGTGACGATTTCATGGTGTTTTTGTTTGGCGACAAGTTTACCTGCAACAGGCAGAGTTTTAGGCTCTGGTTTACTTTCCTCATCAATACTGACTTCTTCGATCTCTTTCATGACTTCCTCCTCAGCGGGAGAATCCTTCATGAAATTCTGAGTGGTCATTATATTGGTTTTGGTGGTTTTCTTTTTAATTCTGCCACCCGTTGTTTTTTTAGTAGTTTCTGCCATCTTAATACCTTTATTGTTGGTTAGTGGTTATCGGTTTAAATTGCTTGGAAGTAAGCAGTGTACGTCCCCACGAAATCGGTATCGTTTGTACCATCGGGGGTCGCCATTACGTCCAACGTATCGTCTGTGTCATTGGCTGCGACAGTCAGCACCCAAGTTGCGTCTTCTTCAAGGGCAACAATGGAAGGGGAGCCGATCAACGCAGTAGTGCCAGCAGTATTCTTACCAGCAGCAATGACTTGATATACAGCGTTTTCACCTGCGGTAGCGTCTTTGGCAAAGACTTGCACCTCGATGAGAACTTGCATACCAGCAGGAACCGCAACGGCAGCAATAGCTGTTGCCGATGCGCCACCGCTCAGGGTGGCAGATGGAATCTGGTGTACCTTCGGGCCAGACCCGACAGGTAGATGTTGTGTTACTGAATTTAGCATGATTTTAAAACTTTAACGTTAAAGATTTGAAACAGCCTGACTACCCACAGGCCAGCTTGTCGCAGGTAGTCAGGCATGTTATTAACATTTCAAGGAGAAAATCTTATGCAGATTCCCCAATACAGGCATGCCCGGTTTCAAGCAGGCCAGCACCATAGATGCCGTACCAAGCGATACTATGGGTACGTCCGAAGTCCTGTACCCCGTCATCACGCATCTCAACAGGGAGAGCTTCAGCGACACCAACAGCGTAGTCGCCTACGTTGATGGATAGGTACACCGTGGTAACGCTATTGGCAGCAACAGCAGTGTTGTTGCCCGTATCAACTCCGTCAGCCCAGATATCCTGAGTGGTTACAGGAATATAAGCCACCTGAGTCGTAACGATGAAGCGCATGTCTTCGATACGTCCCGATTCACCCGTCAGGATGTTGTCAGGATTTGCGTACAACTGTGCATTGACCCATGCGGGGTCTTTACGCAGGAATTTCGCTTGGTGTGGATGGATGAAGGACACATACGCGTCTCCTTGGAACTTCGGGGCCTTGCTGGTCATCAAGAACTCAACAATGTCACGAACCAAGTTAACGTCGAACAGGTCGGTTGTATCCAAGTCGGCACGAGCGGTATTGGCAGAATTGCCGGAGCTATCTGCATACTTCACATTGCTCGATCCCATAAGGGTGTTGCGCACCAAGTTGTCACGCTGGACAGCATAGTGGTTGCCAAGCAGCTTTGCAGCGTCACTCAAAACGTCCACAACAGATGTGCGGAGCAAGAGTTCCGAGAAGGCAACAGCCTTGGCATGTTCACCCACACTGATCGAGATAGTGCTGGTACTGATGATACCAGTATCAATCGTGGCGGTTTCCGCAATCGCAGAATCACCTGTGATCGCACTGTATTTCAGGAACTTGATTGTTTGACCTGGCAATACGGTCAAGTCCTGTTTGATAACGGCAATCTGCTCAAAGCGGAGCAGTGGTTGCGCAGCGTAGAGGATTTCCTCTGAATAAACGTCGAGAAGGACATTATCAAGCTTGGTATCATTACCAGCACTAGTCCCACTAATATTTCTTAGGTCAGCCATTTTATTTTACTGATTAAGGTTAACTATTTAAATCGTTGTCGAACCTGCTGAAGAATCGTATCCCGGTTCTTAGCATACTCATTCGGGTTCTGGAATCTTTGAAAGCCTTCCAAACCCCCCGAAGGAGTAGAGGTACTTGCCGTACCCCCTGACTTGGACGCTGGTGGAGGTGGAGGAGGTGTTCCACCGCCGGTAGTGTCGTTTGTCGATTTTTTGATATATTTACCATACGCGTCTTTGGCTGCCTCGATGCTACGGTCAATCTCTTCTTCGCTGTTTCCGCTGACCATCTCGGATATGATATCCTCTCCCGCCTCGGCTATCTTAAGCTGGCGGTAGGCTTTCAAATCAGAAACCCGTTTTTCCTGCCTCAGTCTTTCGATCTCGGCACGTAGCTCCTTATTTGTCTTCCCTTGGGTCTGTTCGTACTCATTGCGAATGCGATCCGTAACTTCCTTAATCAGTTTTTCAGTATCAACGGCACCGTCTTCTTTTTGTGCGGCTACAAGAGCGTCATGTTTGTTTTGCAAATCGACCTTCTCGGATTTGAGAGTTTCAATTTGCTGGTTTAAAGTTTCAACCTGACCCTTAGCGTTGTCAAGTTCGGTTTGCAAAGCATCCTTATTTTTGCGTAATCCATTCAACTCTTCATACAGTTTGGCTTTCTCGTCCCTGCGAGCAGCTTCTACACGCTGATTGACTTCTTCCTCAGTGTATCCAGTTGGTTGATTATCGCCTTTTTTCGGAGGCGGGTCGCCCCCACCTGAGTCGTCAAAAGACATGTAGCGATAGTTAGGGGCAATTGATTTAAAAATATTAAAAAGGTTTTTCATGTCGAGTCCTATAATGTTGTATGTTGTCAGATTACGTTTTCGATGTTGGATGCTACAATAAATTACCGCTTCGGCACGTACCCGCGATCACCCGAGGAGGGTTTCATCTTGATACGTTTCTTGTCGGACGGGGAATCAAAGGTCTTATCCTTCGCAGAACCCAAAGGCTTGCGATTGTTATTCGCCATGTTCCCCGGAGGGTTATTCACACGATAGACGGGATTACTCCCGACCTGCTTCGGTTGATTTCCCGAAGCTGCCGCCTTCATGGTAGAACCGAGGGGGCTGATTGGTGAGTTTAATTTACGCATTGTTACTTTTTGTTGAGTTAATACGATTTTGTTCAACGAACCATATAAAGACTTTTCACTTGCAAATGACAAGCCCAAAATTTAAAAAAGTTTAACGTTAAAGATTTAGCGTCCTTTTCTTCGGGCGGCTGCCCCCTTGCGACCCTTCTCAGGGTGCTGCTTGTTATGCTTGGCAGCGGCCGATTCTTTCTTGGTTTCCTTGAGTACCGCAAGGTTCTTCTTGGTCGAATTGCTCTTGTTGTGGTCCTTGTGGTGGACTACATCATTGGGCTTTGCCCCCGCCTTGAGTCTGTACGCATGAGGGCTGTTGCCCCCCTTGTATGACCCATTGGACTTTCCAAATCTCTGGTATCTCGGGTCCTTGTCCTTTCGGGCTCGGTTGGCACTGGTATCTCTAGGCCGCGTGTTCTTACGGGGTCTACTCGTCGGCATCGTCGTCCTCCATTTCTAATTCCATTTGTTGTGGTTTGGGGGCTGTGGACTTCAATTGGCCTAGCATGCCCGTAAAGTCCTCGGCACTCCCTATCGAATCCATCAGCACTGCGGTAAGGTCAAACTCCCTGCCTTCCATTGCTGCTGTCTTTTCCTTCGTCATTGCAAGTTCACCCATCTTGTCAGACATGATCTCAAGCAACAACCTGCGAACGTCTTCAGTATTATTGAGCTTGCGCAGTTCCTTGATCTTGCTGCTGATGCCCATCGTAATACGCTTTTGTGCAGCGTCAAGCTCGGCAACCAAGTCTCTCGGTAGCGGTGAACTGAATACTGCGTGAATTTCCTCAAGGGCTTCTTCGATATTCGCTCCCTTCACTTCAGGTATTCCTATGACAACATCCATTGCCTTGAAGATAAGGCGGTTAACCTCTTGGGAGCGTTCGTCAAAAATGAACTGCTTCCTGCGGGTCTTGTCAAGTATGGGCTGGTATGTCACCTGCAACGCAAGCCCCGACGTATTGGAGATGCCCTGATCAATAAGGAACGTTTGCTTGGGCGTTGAGGACAGCTTATATATCATCTCCTCAATATTGCCCAAGTAGTTGTTCATCACTCCCAAGTCGCCCTGTAGCTCAAGGTTCTCTACCTTGGCATCTATCGGGAAACCAGACCACACTTTGTTCGCCCCCTTCTCAAGGTCGCTCGCTCTCGCACCAAAGATCAGAGTCGTTGGCTCTGCATGATACTTGATGACCTTGCGGATGCTGTTTGATATTGAGTTGTACTCCTCATTCAGGGGAATGATATGGTCTAGGTCGGAAACACCGAAAGGTGTGTCAGGCTGCACTTCATTCGGGAAATGTACTAAGTTAATTTCTCCGAACGGATTGGGGTTCTCACTGACAAGCTGTTCATTGTAGAAGTGTCTTACTACCCTATTCGTAATGAACAACGATTCAGTTATACGAGTTCCCTCTTCGTGGACTTCTGTAGGGACTTGGATCAATACGGATTCCATTATCCCCTTGTCCTGATCAGCCCACTTCGGGTGTACATACTGAGGGTTAATGAAATACAGCCTGACTGTCCACAAATCCTTGGTCAACGGTATCCCCTCTTTACTCTTCGTATTTACAGTGACATACAAATAAGAATCACCGCAAATACTGCCCGCCTTGTACGATTGGGCGCAAAGCGAATACTTGTTATTCGCGTCCCATATCATATTCAAAGCTTTGGTCAGGGGGGCTGTCCCTGTCGGGCCATCAAATACAAAAAGTTCTTTTCCTAAGAAGAAGTCGGTTCCCCTATCAATGATAGGACGGCAGAAGTTAAAAACTGGTTTAGGTTCGCCATTATCCCACGGATGCGCCCAATGATCTCCCTGATAAAATTCGATATTTCTCTTGTAGCGGTTCAGTCGTTCTAATGTGGTTTCCTTCCACAGTTCGTCATACGTGTCTGTATTCGGAATGTCAAGGAAGCCGTGGCTCTCCAACGTTTCAGAAAGATTTGTGTAGGAAGGCTTTCGTATCCGTGCGTACTTGTCTGTTCGGCCTACAAAATCTTTTCGCCTTAATGACAAGGCGTATTGTTGTGCTGTAGTCGGCATGTTTATACCAATAAGAAGTTATGGTTTGAAACGGAAGTCGCTGACCCTAACGCGGGTTGCAGCGATCCGTAATTAGCGAGCATTAAGCTGTCCGGGTAATCGTCATGGGCATGTTTCTCGTCAGGATGCTTCACTATCATGAGCCCATTCTTGTATTCCTTGTGTAAGTCTAGCATTTGATGTGTAAATTTACGATACCGAACATCATTACGTACTGAAGCAGCAGCAGGAAATGTCAACCTTTTACCGCTCATTTCTTGGTACAACGCCTTGTACCCGTCAGATTTCAGCTTCGCATGGAAGTTGAAACCCTCTATCTGAATGCCCGTTCCTTGGAAGTCTGCTTTCATTCTGTCATGCAACGGCTTGCCGCATGTATTCGAATCAAGCACGATCTTCTTCAGTCCTGGGACACTCAATAAAAATGGTAGAATCTCTCTATACTGGTGTTCATAGTCATCACCGACCCACTCTGCCCAGTATACAACGTGTTTTCTATAAAACGTGTATTCATATATCCCCTTCTCGTCTATGCCCTGCCCTGACTCTATGGGGTTGTTCCAGTCTACCGCCATCAGCGTAATCACTGTGGAGTCGTGCGCACTGCCCCAGTCAATGCCCGCCACAATGCTCATGTAGGGGAACGTGGCAGCTACACCCTTCGGGCGCAGGATAGAAAAATAATTGTATTTGCTTATTTCGGTACAGGCTACGTCCTGATGGAACAGCAGGTTATTGGTAATGAACATCCCGCGCTCAAATACCCACTTGCAAGCGAATGCCATCTGGAACTCGTCGCTGTTCTCCCCGATACGCATCTTCTCCTTCTCGACGAACTTGCGGTACAGGGAGTTATACTTCTGGCAGACCTGATACGGGAAGAAGAAATGGTTACGGTCTCCGCCTGAAAGCTCCACTCTCTCATTGTGCTTGATGGCATCATAGAAGTCGCACTTCTGCGCTGTGGCTGTCCCAATCTTAACAATAGTCCCTAACGTGGCGGCAACCATCGGGTGCAGGGACTTCTTCATCTTCATGTCCCCAATGTCCTGCGCTTCTTCAGCAATAAGCAAATGGTGCGTCTCACCTTCAATCTTGGACTGTTCTGATGCTGTTTCGCATAAGATTCTAGTACCGTTTGATAGTTTGTGCGTGTTCCCGTTGTTAACGTCTGTGGTAATGTTCAGTTCCTTCAGCACCTGCTTGGTAGTATCGGTATTAAACACCCCCTTCATGCGGTTGAACATGATCTCAGACTGTGCCTGCTTGGGAGCATAGATGCCTATCTTGATCCCATAACGGTATCCACGGTAGTTCCCCTGCTCGTCAGTCATGTTCAAATGCCATGACTTCGGGAACTTCTTCGCAAGCACTGGCAGTATGATCCCGCATGCTGCAATCGTGCTGCCTATAACTTCAGTCTTGCCTGATTGACGGGAAAAGAGAGCCGTTATAACGTCAGCATCATGGACAATAACACTGTATGCCACCCGATACGAAAGCTTTGTCTGGTAGGCATAGAACTTTTTCTCGGACAATGTTTGCGCCAAAACCACGATCTTTCGTGCCAGTGCCGCAGGGTCAATCTGGTACTCGGGTTCGTGGTTCTCTGCGTTAAGTATTCTTGGGCGATGCGGTCTCTTTATCGCCTTCCGCTTGAATGCGGATTTTAGCATAAATCTTTAACGTTAAAGATTACTTACTCGGTTTCTTCTTCCTTACTGAGTTAGTTTTTTTCATGTACTTATAGTCTTCCTTTTTGCCTCCTCTGCGCTTCACTTCACGATCTTTCGCACGTTCGGCAGGAGACATGGCTCCCCTTTTCTTCCCCTTTGCAGTGGCTTCTTGAGTTCCCTTCTTCAAGTTTCCCGCCTTCTGCATTTGGGAGGTCGCAATGGCAAACGCTTGGCCTTTCGGCATGCCTTTAGCCATAAGCTGCTTAACAAGTCTATCTAGGATTGCGGGCATCTTTCTTCTTCTCCTTCTTCATGTCATTGCGTTTCTCGGTCTCTTCGGGGCTATGCTTCGAACTACCAAACTTCATTTCTCGTTTCTGGATAGTTCGATCAGCCCTTGAAAACTTCTTGCCCGAGTTCTTGGGTTGAGGTTTTACAACAGGAGCCTGCGCCTTGGCGTTGTCAGAATACCCCTTCGCATACTTCACCATGCGGGATTCAATTTCACTCGTCGTCTTCATCCTCGTCGTCCCAATCAATTTCTTCTGTCCACTCTTCTTCTGGAACTGTAACCCCGCTGCTGACAGGTTCATCTAGCTCAAATTCGGGACGGCTCAACAGAATTTCTCCTAGCTGGTCAGAAACTTCCTGAAAGGGGGCTTCATGACTAAACTTGACTTCCTTGAAATCAAATTCACGTGTATAGAAGAACGGCTTCTTGCCTACGTATTTAACCTTAATCATTTTAAACTACTTTGTTGAATTGTTGACTCACTGACAACATTCTTGTTGCCCCCAACTTCTAGACGTTCCGAAAAACGTTCATGGTCTAACACTAGTGCCTTGTTTACTTCTGAATCAATACTTTCTACTTCCATTGAGTCATCTGTCAATCCTAGAACCATAGAATCGTCTTCTTCATCAATAATCGCGGCCTCGGTTGAATGGGTCAACGCCCCCAATCCACCGAATATTTGTTTGATAATGGATTCGTCATTTGTTTCGAACTCAATCTCTCCATCACCCTCACGCATCAAATCGGTCAACTGCTTCAACTGCATGAAGCCCAGATTCAACTGCTCGCTCAACTCTAAGCTAGGGGCTGCTCCCGAAGCTGTCTCCATAATCAAAGAAGTATGGATACGACGCATGTTGGCTCCCAACAGGTTTTTCATATAGTCGATGAGGTCAGTTTCATCTTCTATCCTGTGAGCCTTTAAGAAGGGCAGGAATGCGCACTCATATCCCGCCCTATACTGAGGGCATACTGATGACACTTGACACGTATTGCACTGTATCTTGGGCATCTTAGGGCCATAAAAATTGCGCATGGCTCTTATCTTGCGCATGCGCTCTGAATTTCCTGCGTTATGCATTCCCCGTAGATCACCCTGACGGTTTACGACAGACCCCTCTGGCAATGGTGCAGGGGGCTGCTCCTTGCGGGGAGTCCGGCTCCCCAACTCCTCTTGACGCTTGATCAAAGACC